ATGAAGGTGGCTGAGATGGGCGGAGAGACGCCTGTAGGCACCACTATGGCTATTATGGAGCGCGGCACAAAAGTCATGTCCGCCATTCATAAGCGTTTGCACTATTCTCAGAAGGTTGAGTTTAAGCTACTGGCCAATGTTTTCGGCAAGTTTATGGCGCCTATGTATCCGTATGCAGTTCCTGGCGCTCCTCCAGAAATCAAGACGACAGACTTTGATGACCGCATTGATGTCTTGCCAGTTTCAGACCCGAACATTTTCTCTATGTCTCAGCGCATTGCTTTGGCGCAGACAGAATTGCAGTTGGTTCAGTCTAATCCTGAAATCCATGGAAATGAGCGCGGCCTATATCAAGCGTACAGAAAAATGTATGAAGCGTTAGGAGTTACCAATGTTGATTCCATACTCCCTCCACCACCTCAGCCACAACCTACTAATCCGGCTAAGGAGAATCAAGAGGCTATGCGAGGCAAGTCTTTACAGGCTTTCCCAACACAGAATCATCAGGCGCATATCGAAGCGCACCTCGCTATTATTGCAACACCTGTGGCACAGGCTAACGCAGCTATAGTGATGACCTTGCAGGGTCATATTCAAGAACATCTTGGATTTATGGCTGAGCAGATGGCTCAAGAAGAAGTTACTTCAGGCCTAACTCAAGAACAAATGATGCAGTTGCAGGCCTCTCCAGAAGGCATGCAAGCATTGCAAGACGACATTGCTTCTCGTGCTGCTGAGCTTGTTGGAGAGCTAACAGAGCAATATGCACAGGCGGTGGCCCCACCACAACAGCAAGACCCTCTAGTGGCCATTCGCCAGCAGGAGCTTGCTTTACGCGGCGCTGACATACAGCGCAGAGCTAAAGAGGCTGAAGATAGAGCCCAGCTTGACCGCGAAAAGGAAATGAATGACCAGATGGAAGCTTCGGCCCGCATTAGCATTCAAAAAGAAGCTCTGGACGAAAAAACCAGAGTTGCAGAGGAGCGCATTCAAACTCAGCGCGATATTGCAGCGTTAAACAACATGTCAAAGGGGCAATAAATGTCAGCAAGTTCACTAAACCGCAAAGTTGCAGAGATAGAAAAAGCCAAGAAAGTGGAGCGTAGAAATGCCGCTATTAAAAGGTACGAGTCAGAAAACGATATCGTCAAACATATCGAAGTTGAGGAGCGAGGGGTACCCGCAGAGACAATCAGTAGCGATAGCCCTGAACCAATCAAAGCCGAAGCCCCAAAGGCAAAGCCCAAAAAAGCAGCCAAAAAAGCCAGTAGCGCTAAAAAAGGGTGGAGTAGTAAAAGGGTTCTCTCCGATAGCTAGGCCACAAAGATTTCAAGGTGTTTTCTAATGAGCGCGGAAGAAGTGGCCCGTAAAATGCTGGAATTACGCATCCTGCCACGATTTATGATGTTTTGCATGACAGGTGTTTACATTAGATGTATTGAATGGGCGTTGTCTCAGCCAGATTTATCTACACAGCAGAGTGCGTTGATAAGCGTAGTTACTGGTGCAATGACAGGTTCATTGGCAGTATGGCTAAATTCAGAGAAGTAAATGGCGGCAAAGCTAAGTGAGAACACTGAGGTAGCACTACCGTTACGCAACATTATTAGTATGGTTGCGGCGGCTAGTCTAGCAACGTGGGCTTACTTTGGTTTGATTGAAAGACTAAACACACTAGAAACTAACCAGACAATGATGCAGTCTGACTTGGAACAGAACACAGAGTTTCGCATCAAATGGCCTCGCGGCGAGATGGGTAGCTTGCCCGCAGATAGCGAACAGTTCATGCTGATAGAACACATCGCCACTGAGCTAGAGAAGTTGCAAACAGAGATTGAAGAAGGTCGCGCGCCGTATGACCAGCAGCAGAAACTTACATTAGAGTTTTACGAGAAGCGTATTAGTGGCCTAGAGGAAAATTTAGAGAAGTTGCGGAACGGTAGCCATGATTGAACTTACTTTTGTTTTATTGTTGGTTATAGGCGGTGAAAGGGCAGAATACACGCCGTACACTTCCTTGTCTGAATGCCTATCTACTAGACGTAAAATAGAAAGAAATATAGGGCGTTATCAAAACGACTTTAACAAGCGATGGACTTGTAAAGAGATGACGGTTAAAATGCAAGACGGGGCTATATTAGAAATAATTAAGTAGTTGGAGGGTTTGTTTGGAGTAGAAAATGGACCCAGCATCCGCCATAGCCATAGCAACAGCAAGCTTTTCCGCCCTTAAAAAGGGCTTTTCTATTTCCAAAGATGTCTACGCTATGGCTGGGGACATCGGCAAGTTTATGGACGCTATAGACTCCATAAAAAGCAATCACAAAGAACAAAAGAAAAAGTACGGCAGTGTTGGAGAGGAGGCTCTTCAGACATTTGTTGCCAATAGAAAAGCTCAAGACATGGAGAATGAGCTTAGAAACTTTCTGATTGCAACTTACGGTCTTAATGCCTGGCAGGACGTTCTCAAGATACAAGCTCAGATAAGAAAAGAAAGGTTAGCCATGCGAGAAGAGAGGCGGCGCCAAATAAAACAGGCTATAGAAATATCTTTCATAGCTCTTGTAGCCATAATAGGTTTACTTGCTGTATATTTATTTGCTATGTACTTAAAAGGGTAGGAGGTTCACATGCTACAAGCTTTGATAGGCCCAGCCACTGAAATAATTGGTAAATTTGTCGAGGACAAAGACCAAAAGAACAAGTTGGCGCATGAAATCGCCACTATGGCAGAAAAACATGCTCAAGAGCTGGCAAAAGGCCAAATGGCTATTAACGCTGAAGAGGCAAAACACCGAAACATCTTTGTAGCTGGCTGGAGGCCGTTTATTGGCTGGACCTGTGGCGTTGCATTATTCGCGCATTTTATTTTATTTCCGTCAGCCGATGTGATTGCCGCGTATCTTGGATATGATGCAGTTTCTTACCCTGCCTTTGATATGGACAGCTTAATGACTATATTATTAGGAATGTTAGGGCTAGGGGGTATGCGGTCTTTTGAAAAGTATAAAAAACTTACGAAGTAATCCGCGCCTGGAGGGGTCATGGACGTAATAGCACTTTCCGAACATTTGTTAAAGAACATCCGACAGCAGAAGGATGACTATGCAACTATGCTGTCGAATGGTGCGGTAGAGAATATGGAAAACTACCGCTTTATAGTGGGTCAAATACGCGGTCTGACTTATTGTGAAGATGAAATTAGGGCCGCGATGAAAGGTGTCATTGAAGATGGCTAAGAAACTATTCGTACCTGATAGGGTTACGGCAAATATGAAGTCTGACGCGCCGCAGACGCAAATCCCAAAGGCGGTAGAAAAAGCTCTTCCACAAGACGAAGAGAACAAAAACACACAGAACCCATCTGAAATGGACGGCTCTGCTTTAGAGAGGTTGCCACAGCCAGTGGGCTATCGACTTCTTGTAATCCCATATTACCCACCAGCAAAGACGAAGGGCGGAATCTACATTCCTGATGCAACTCGTGACAGAGAAGCATTTGCTACTGTTGCTGCGTATGTCGTTAAAGTGGGCCCAGACGCATACAAAGACAAGGATAAGTTTCCTTCAGGCGAGTGGTGTGGTGAAAAATCATGGGTACTTATGGGCAGATATGCTGGAAATAGGTTCAAAGTGGACGGTCTTGAGGTAAGGCTCATAAATGACGATAACATTATCGCCACTATACTTGACCCATCAGATATCTCATATGTATAAATATATTGGAGGCATATTATGAGTATTGAAGAAATGCAAGAAGCAGAAGAAACTCTAACATTTGATGTTGATGAATCGGATGATTTGTCCTCTGCAAAGTCAGAAGATAAACCCGAACAATTGTTAGATGTTTCTAATGACTCAGGGGCATCAGACGATGGCGCCTCTGATGATGATTTGGAAAACTACAGCGGTAATGTGCAGAAGCGCATTAACCAATTAACTGCAAAGCGAAAGCAGGCTATTGAAGAAGCGCAAGCCGCCTATCAATACGCTCAGCAAATGGCTCAAGAAAATGAGCATATTAAACAGCAGTTATCCCAGCAGCAGCAGGGTTATATTAACGAATATGGCACCCGTGTAGAATCTCAGCATGAACAGGCCAAAAGACTTCTAAAAGAAGCTCGTGATATTGGCGACATCGACAAAGAGATGGAGGCTCAGGACCTTCTTGCTCGCTTAGCTATTGAAAGAGAGCGTGTGCGGGTTCAAAAGACCCGTCAAGAGCAAGTTACAGAGCAGCCAGTTCAACAGGCACAGCAAGCGGCTCCACAGAGGGCGCAAGCTCAACCGTTGGACCAGAAGCTGGTTAGCTGGATGGAAAAGAATGATAGCTGGTTTAACAAGGATATGGTGATGACAAGTGGTGCAAAGGCCATTCACGATACTCTTGTTGGGGCCGAGGGCTTTGACCCAACCAGTGATGATTATTATGCGGAAATTGATAAGCGTATGCGTAAAGAGTTTCCTCACAAGTTTCAGTCGCAGCGGCAAAACGCCCAAGCTGTTGCGCCTGCGTCCTCTGGACGGTCTGTAAAATCAGGGCGGAAAAAGACGGTGGAATTATCCCCAGGACAAGTGGCTTTCGCCAAGAAGATGAATATTCCTCTTGAGCGGTATGCAAGAGAAGTCGCTAAACTAGACTCAAGGAGTTCATAATGGTAGACCGCACAAGCCGGGATTCGCAAACCCGTGAAAAAACAGCGAGAGTAGATGCTTGGCGCCCACCATCAACCCTTGAAGCACCAGAGGCCCCTGTGGGCTTTAAACACCGCTGGATTCGTGAGTCCGTAATGGAATACGATGACCGCAACAACGTCCATAAGCGCCGCCGTGAAGGTTGGGAGCTTGTACGGGCGGAAGATTACCCTGATTTTGATGCACCTGTCATTGATGAAGGAAAGAACGCTGGCGTAATCGGCGTAGGTGGTTTGGTTCTTGCCAGAATACCTGAAGAGATTGTGGAACAGCGTGATGCACATTACCGTAGTGTCACAGAAAATCAAATGGAAGCTGTAGATAGAGACTGGATGCGTGAGTCCAATGCGGCCATGCCCAAGCTAAATCCGCAGCGTTCAAGTCAAGTAACTTTTGGCTCAAGAGGCCAAAAATAAACTCGTAAGGAGAGTTCAAAATGGCAAATAAAGATGCTGCCTTTGGTCTGCGCCCAGCGCGGATGATGAACGGCTCAGCCTTTATGAACCAACAGAACCGCTATCGTATCGCTTCTGGCGCTACAACTGCAATTTTCCAAGGCGACCTAGTGGAAACACTGACTGCCGGAACAATTGGGGTTAAAGCCGCAGGCGAAACCGATGCTGCTCTGGGTGTGTTCAACGGCTGTCGTTACACTGACCCAACCACGAAAAAGGAAACTTTTTCAAACTTCTACCCTGGCTCAATTGCTGCTTCTGACATTGAAGCATTCGTAATTGACGCACCAGACGTAGTTTATGAAATCCAGGCTGACGCTGCAATGCCAGTAACAGACCTGTTCGGTAACTTTGACATTGTTGTTGGCACAGGCGACACAAATTCAGGGCTTTCACGCACTGAAATTGGTGTTTCAACTGGTGCGACCACTGCAACACTGCCTCTGAAAGCGATTGATATTTCGCAAGACCCAGAGAACAGTGACACTGGCTCAGCTAACACAAACGTCATGGTTGTTATCAATAATCATTTGCTGTCTGCTGGCACAGTTGGCTTGGCATAAGGGGACTAGATAATGGCTATTTCAAGAGCACAGCTAGTTAAAGAACTAGAGCCAGGCCTGAACGCCCTGTTCGGCATGGAATATGACCGCTATGACGCGGAACACGCTGAAATTTACGACACCGAATCATCAGACCGTGCGTTTGAAGAGGAGGTAATGCTCGTAGGTTTTGGAAACGCCCAAACCAAACAAGAAGGTGCAGGCGTATCTTTCGACAGCGCTTCAGAAGCATACACAGCACGTTACAGCCATGAGACTATCTCATTGGCATTCGCGCTGACTGAAGAAGCAATGGAAGATAACCTGTATGACCGTCTTGGTGCACGTTACACACGCGCACTGGCACGTTCAATGGCACACACCAAGCAAGTTAAAGCTGCCGCAACGCTGAACAATGCGTTTGACAGCAGCTTCGCTGGTGGCGATGGCAAAGAGCTTTGTGCAACTGACCACCCGCTTGCTGGTGGTGGCACATTCCGCAACGAGCCATCAACTGCTGCTGACCTCAACGAAACTTCACTTGAGAATGCTCTGATTGACATCTCAACTTTCGTTGACGAGCGTAACTTGATTATCGCCCTGCGCGGTACCAAGCTTATCGTTCCACCACAGCTTCAGTTTGTTGCTGACCGTCTGCTGGAATCTACACTGCGTGTAGGTACCGCCGACAACGATGTGAACGCCATTCGCAACATGGGTATGCTGCCAGAGGGTTACACTGTTAACCACTTCTTGACAGACCCAGATGCGTTCTTCATCAAGACAGACGCTCCAAACGGCTTCAAGCACTTTGAGCGTACTCCAATGACCACAGGCATGGAAGCTGACTTCGACTCAGGTAACATGCGGTTTAAAGCTCGTGAGCGTTATAGCTTCGGTTATTCTGACCCACGCGCAGTGTTCGGTTCACCGGGCGCCTAAAGAACCCCTCCCTTGTTTTCGTACTTGGGACGTAAGGGCGGCTTCACAGCCGCCCTTTTTTATTATATACTTAGCTATCCCTGACAGTCGCATGGTGCGGCTGACACTAGCCACGACAGGAGATAATCATGGCTCGCACAACTTTTTCAGGTCCAGTTAAGTCAAACACTGCTTTCTGGGCAAACCCAATCCTTTTTGCAGACCTACCTACTGCCTCAGCAGACAACGAAGGGTACATTTATTATGTATCAAATGCGTTGAAAGCTTCTGAGACAGCAACAAACGGTACAGGCAACATTGTGTTTTCTGACGGTTCTAACTGGATTCGCGTAGACACAGGCGCAACCGCCGCTGCTTAATAGGAGGCTATTATGGCTGGTCCAGTAAAAGCCTTTAATTTCGACCAAGGCGATACCGCCGCTGTAGTCGGCGCCGCACGTTCTCGTGTCCGTCAGGTCGTTATATATGCCGCTGCTGCGGGTGCATTGACTATAAAAAATGGTTCAGCTTCTGGTGAGGTTTTGCTTCAGCAAAGCTTTGGCATTGGGAACCATGTTATGAATATTCCTGATGATGGCATTATTGCCACGGAAGGATGTTTTGTAGCAGCTTTGTCAGGCACAAACAACAAACTAACAATCTTCCTGTCATAGGAGACTGTTATGCCCCACGAGATACGCTCTATAACCCAGGTTGGTACATCTGAACCATTTGAGTTACAGGTGTCTCGTGGGCAAATTACTTTACATTACAACCTTCATAAGTTTGGTTTTAATTCTCTTGTTCAGAACGTAGAGGAAACCATTTGGGATGTGGGCGGTATATATGCCTACCCATCTTCTGCTGTAAAGATGACAGCGACTAGCACAGATGGCGCTAATGATGAAGATGTGCAAGTAACCATTCAAGGCCTTGATGCAGATTATAATGAGCTGTCTGAAACGGTGACGCTTGATGGTTCAGGAACAGCAGAGACAAATAGTTTCTTCTTGCGTGTAAACAGAGCGTTTATTGCTGGCTCACAAGAGCCTTCAGGTACCATCAACATTACTAACGCCTCCACTACATACGCACGCATAACTTTGGGCGAGAATCAAAGTTTAATGGCTATATGGACTGTACCCGCTGGTTATACCGCGTATATGTTCCAAAACAATACAACTTGTTACACTGAGCAAAACAATAAGTTCGGCATCACAAAGCTTGTCACGAGAGAGCCTGGCGGCGTATTCAGAACACAAGACAAACATACTGTTGTTTTGAGTCAAAATGTTGTTGATTACCTAATTCCTAAGTCTATCCCAGAAAAAACTGATATTGAAATGAGAGCTATTGCCAGTAGCTCAAACGCGAACCTACAGGTTTCCGCAAGCTTTGATATCGTGTACATTAAGAATGAGGTAGGTGTATAATGGCACGCAAAAAAGAAAAGCCCATTCGCAAGACCACTGGTAAGGGCGGTAATTACCGCAAGACCAAAGCTGGCGCGGGTATGACAAAGAAGGGCGTTGCAGCTTATCGCAAAGCAAATCCTGGCTCAAAGTTAAAGACCGCCGTAACGGGTAAGGTTAAAAAAGGTTCGGCTGCTGCAAAGCGCCGCAAATCATTCTGCGCTCGTAGCGCTGGTCAAATGAAGAAGTTTCCGAAGGCGGCCAAAAATCCTAACAGCCGTCTGAGACAAGCGAGGCGGAGATGGAAGTGCTAGTTAAAATATTAATAGCTGTAATAGGCTTTTTCACAGCATTGTCAGTGCCATTTATTGGCTGGGTTGGGATTAGCATTGTTGATATGAAGGTTGACTTGGCGGAAACGCATGCGAAGGTTGATGCAAATTATCAAATGATTAGACCCATATGGGAAAAATTTATTTCGGAGAAAAGTGTTGCCAATTTCACGCTCGCAGATGTCCCAGCAAATCAGCAAGCCGGGGAGTAAGAAGATGCCAAAAGATGCTTGTTATAAAAAAGTAAAAGCGCGTTACCGCGTGTTTCCTAGCGCGTATGCAAGCGGCGCCATTGCAAAGTGCCGTAAAGTTGGCGCAAAAAATTGGGGAAACAAATCTAAAGCGAAGAAAATGCGCGGCGGCGGTGCCGTTATGAGAGACAAGCCAACATCTATGTATTAATGGGTCGAATATGGCGGTTAGAAAAACAAAAGCTGGAGCTAGTCTCAAGCGGTGGTTCAAAGAGGACTGGAAGGATGTCCGCACGGGGAAGGCGTGTGGCCGTAGCAAAGGTGAAAAACGGGGTACTCCATATTGTCGCCCCTCTAAAAGAGTCTCTTCTAAAACCCCAAAAACATCCAAAGAGATGACTGCTGCCGAAAAACGTAGTAGGATATCACAAAAGAAGCGTATAGGTCAGCCAGCAGGGAAGCCGCGCCGTGTAAAGTCTCTAAAGAGAAAGAAAAAGTAAATGGCAGTATCAGGCTCTACAAATTTTGAACTAGATGTATCTGACTACATTGAAGAAGCTTTTGAGCGTTGTGGGCTGGAAGTTAAGACAGGTTATGACCTAAAGACCGCTAAGCGCTCTATGAACCTTATGTTTGCTGAGTGGGCAAACAGAGGGCTTAATCAATGGACAATTGTTCAGCGAACTCAGGCTTTAACCACTGGTACATCTTCTTATTCTCTAGACAATGATGTTATTGATGTTCTTTCGATGGTTGTGCGCCGCAGCGGCACAGACATTAGTATAGAGAAAATAAGCCGTGATGAGTTTTTAAATATCCCGAACAAAAGTACGGAAGGGCGCCCAAGCCAATTTTTTATTGATAGACAGGTAACGCCTGTTCTTAAAGTGTGGCCTGCGCCTGAGAATAGCACAGATGTATTAATTTACGATTGTTTGACACGGTTGGATGATGCCGACACGTTTACCAATACTGTTGATGTTCCATTCAGGTTCTATCCGTGTCTTGCGGCTGGATTGGCCTACTACCTCGCTATTAAGCGTGCGCCAGACCGTATTCAATTGCTAAAGTCTGTATATGAGGAAGAGTTTGATAGGGCTCTGTCAGAGGACAGAGACAGAGCTTCCTTCAATGTGGCGCCTAACCTTAGATACTATAGGGTCTGATAAATGGCAAAATATGCTGCTGGTAAATACGCTTACGGCATATCAGACCGTTCTGGCTTTCGCTATCGCTTAAAGGATATGCGAAGAGAGTGGACGGGATTTCTGGTTGGCAAGGACGAGTGGGAGCCAAAGCACCCACAGCTAGAGCCTAAAAGGCATCCTACGGATGCGGAGGCCTTGCGCGACCCCAGGCCAGACACAAACAATATAATGTCTGCTACAATTACTTTTCCTACGTTTGATTTAACAACATTAAAATATATACCTACAGTGAAGGCTACATCTTCTGTAGGAACCGTAACGCTTCTTGGGGTGGTGGAGACAGTCAACCCGACAGGAGTTTCTGCTACCTCTGCTGCTGGCTCTGTAACCATCTCAACAACAAGTGTGGTTATAGCTCAGACTTTCGCTGTGACTGTAGCTTCGTATCTGGGAGCTAATAAGTATTATATTGATAGCGTCAGGCAGGATACAGTTAATTTAAATGAAGGAAGCACATATAGGTTTGACCAGTCTGACAGTAGCAACTCAGGTCATCCGCTCAGACTATCAACAACCTCTGATGGCACGCATGGCGGCGGTACCGAGTACCTTACAGGAGTTGTAAAGGTAGGCATACCAGGTTCTCCTGGTGCCTATACACAGATAACAGTAGCCACAGGGGCGCCAACACTGTACTATTACTGCCAGGTACATAGCGGTATGGGCGGGCAGGCGAATACACCATGACTTACAATCTAACGCAGTTGAAGCAAGCTATTCAGGATTATACTGAAAACAGCGAAACTACTTTTGTTAACAATTTAGATAACATTATTCGCAATGCTGAAGAGCGCATTCTAAAGCTTGTGGATTTGGATTACTTTAGAAAAAACGCCACTGCAAATATGGCTACAGGAAACAAGTACCTGAGCGTTCCGGGAGATTACCTTTCCAGCTTTTCATTTGCTTTTACAGATTCTAATGGCGATACGCAGTTTTTATTGCAAAAAGATGTCAATTTTCTGCAAGAGTACGCGCCGGACTCGTCTGTGACAGGTGTGCCTAAGTATTATGCTCAATTTGATATTGATAATTTTATTATGGCGCCTACGCCAGACAGCAGCTATGTTGTAGAAATACATTATTTTTACAGGCCAAACTCAATAACAGGCTCCGCGCAAACTTCTTGGTTTGGCGATAACGCTCCAGATGTTTTGTTATACGCAAGTCTTGTTGAAGCTTATACCTTTATGAAGGGCGAGGCAGACATGCTTCAATTGTACGAGTCAAGATTTGCTGAGTGCATCTCAAGACTTAAAAACTATGGGGAAGGCCTAGAGAACACTGATGCGTATAGAGAGGGTCTTGTTCGCATACGCAAAACTTAGGCACTTAGCTTGGAGGGGCAATGCAATCAACATCTATATCTAAACACTCTTTTAAAACGCGAGCCTCAATATTCCATGACAGTCTTGGTCAGGAACATTGTGACCTGGTTCTTTCTGCGTATAGTGAGTCCCAAAAAATAGATAACACGGGACCAAAAAGAGACAATCTTTTAAACACGGAAAGAACTGGCTGGGACATCCATAAAAATCCTTTAGCTAATAGCGTTTGGAAGGAAGTCTCTTATAGATTTTCTCAGTTGTTCCATGATGATATGTTTCACCCAGGTTTAGAGTTCGTAGAGTTAAATGTCTTTGAGTCATGGATTGGGGTTTCTCAAGAAAATGCTGTCGTAGAGCCACATCATCACGGCGCCTGTCCTTTTTCTTGGTCTTTTGTATTTTACGCTAAAATACCAAACCTACACTCTTCTTTAAACTTTGTGGATTTTAGCTATGACCATTTAAAAATAAAGGTTAGAGAAGGGGACGTTTTATGGTTCCCTTCTAATATTGGTCATTATTCTAATGACACTGCTCCAGGAAGAACTGTATTTTCAGGAAACTTTTCTGTATCAATGAACATGAAGGGAAATTAGATGTTAGATGCAAGCTTAGAGGGTAAAGAAATAGCTATTGTCGCGCTGGGGGGGAGTTTTTCTGACTTTGTTTATGCGCGTATGAATTCACAGCATTTTGATGAAATATGGGGAATCAACTGCATTGGCGGCATATTTCACGTTGACCGCACATTTATGATGGACCCAGCGGCGCGTTTTCTTGATGATGTTAAAGCTGGCACCCAAACGGGCATCGCTGAAGAGTTTTTGTTAAAAACCCCTAGCAAGGGGCCTATATATTCTTGTTGCCTTGATGATAGGGTTCCTGAGATTATTGAATACCCTTTAGAAGAAGTTATAACCGCAACTAAATTTAGTTACTTCAACAATACAGTTGCATACGCAGTGGCCTTTGCAGTCGCTCAAAATGTTAGCAAAATATATATGTATGGTGTTGATTTTAGCTACAGGCAAAACCTTCATTTCGCGGAAGCTGGTAGGTCATGCGTAGAGTTTTGGTGCGCTATGGCCCTAGCTAATGGTATTTCCATACAAGTGGCGCCGCATTCTGGGCTTCTTGATACTAATGTTCCTGAAGATGAAAAGATATATGGGTATCATCGCCTTGATGACCCCCTTGTTCAGAGGGTAACTGATGGGGAATTAATCATATCTAAAAAGTCAAAAATGTCTGAGTTTGAAAGTGAAAATGGTTTGTCATCACCAGAGCCTTTGGATGGCAGAGAGCCTGTTCTTATTGGCAGGCATGATGTTAAGGGTGTTACATACCATGATTGAGGTGGATTTATTCCCTGTTAAGTGTTTCTTACTGGAGGTTTCCTCGCCGCAAGAAATCCTTAACGAATGTCTTGAGAAGAAAGAGTCTATAAAAGATGTGGATTTTTCAAACAACTTAACTTGGCATAAAAATCATTTTACTGATTACTCAAGCCCCGTGAAAATATTTTCGTTTGAAAATCAAATCAAAGAGGCGCTAACTTCCTTTCACAAAAAAACAGGTCTAACAGTTTCTTTGATAGAATATTGGACAGCTTTTTATGGAGAGGGCGCCGTGCATGAACCACATGTCCATAATATAAGTATTTTTGATAGTATAAATTACTCTGGGGTTTTGTATTTAACGGGACAGGGTGGGACATCTTTTTTTTGTAATCATGGGCTTAGTAAAGAAACAACAGCTACCACAGACGGAAAGCCTGGAAGTGCGTTTTTGTTTCCCGCAGCTTTGCCTCATACTTTCAGTAAAGAAGGTGAAGGGGAGAGAGTTGTAATGTCGTTTAATTTAAATATACATGGGTCAATATAATGATTAGTTTTCCAACAGAAATACAAGTAGCCAAAGTAAATGTGATGACTTCTGATGAAGGTGGTCACAGCACCGAACAAATTGTTGAGCTAGCTATGGACAGGATACTAAAAGTTTCTGAAACCGCCCCGCCAGCGATTAAAGAACAGGCCGAAGCCTTCCAAAACAACATACGTCAGGTGCTCTATGATTACATGGAGTTGGCAAGGCGCGAGGAGCGTGGTACAATCGCTCAGAGAATGGCTAAATCCGGCCATAATGAAATAGCTGACCTTGTAAGGAGAATTTAATGGCTATCACTCAGGCAATGTGTACCTCGTTTAAGACACAGCTTCTTACAGGAACACACGATTTTACAAATGGTTCTGGCGGCACGTTTAAGTTAGCTTTGTACGCAATTAGCGGTGGCGGTAAGTCGTCAACAACAGCTACTTTGGGCGCGTCTACAACTGCATTCAGCACAACTGGTGAGGTTGCTTCATCTGGCTCATACGCAACTGGCGGCGGCACGTTAACAAATGTCACCCCTAGTGCAGATGGTACAACCGCAATCACTGACTTTAATGATGTTAGCTTCACAACAGCTACAATTACTGCTCGCGGTGCGTTGATTTACAATTCGTCTGCCACAAATGCAGCGGTTGCAGCTTTGGACTTTGGTGGCGATAAGACATCAACAGCCGGAACTTTTACAATTCAGTTTCCAACTGCTGACGCTTCTAACGCGATTATCCGTATCGCCTAACGGAGCCAATCATGGCAAATGTTACTGGTTGGGGTAGAGGCACATGGGGCGAAGGGGCCTGGAATGAAGAAATTCCAGTCCTTGTCACAGGCCTATCTTCAACCAGTGGCCTTGGTTCTGTTGGCATAACGGCTGGCGCCCTTGTTGCAGAAGATTCTGTGTCAGGAGCATCAGCCGTTGGAGATGTCAGCAGCGATACATTCCAAGTTGTTAGGCCATCTGCTACAACAGGCACAGGCGAAGTCACCGCGCCTTCTATTCTGGGTGATGCAAGCTTCTCAATTACTGGTGTAGCTGGCACATCTGCCGTTGGTACGGTTGATGCTCAATCTGTCGCTGAAGTTACGGGTGTTTCTGCCACAGGCGGCACAGGAACAATAACCATGACAGGCACTGCTAATGTGGCGCCTGCGGGTGTAGAAGATACAGGGCAAATTGGCACACCGTTTATTTTCCTAGAGCAAAAAATAACCGCTCCGTCATTCCTCGCCACTGCCGAAATTGGCGATGCTTCTATAAAGGGTATTGCAAATATATTTGCAACAGGGATTTCCTCAAGTGCTGATGTTGGCTCTGTGGTACCTTTTGCTGGCTCAGATGTAAATGTTACTGGAGAGGCGGGGACGACATCACTTGGCACAGTGACTCCATTTGCGGGCGCTACACCAAAGCCGTCTGGCGTGTCGGCTATTGGGGCCAATACTTTTGTAGTTACAATAACTGGCGATGCGAACATCACACCAACTGGTGTTGTGGGCTCTATAGACACCTCATCTCCAAATGTATGGAGCCAAATAACTCCAAACACCTCGCAAACATGGAGCGAGGTTGCGGCTTAACGCAAAAAACAGTATATTAGTTTAGTCACTGCAAAGGTTTTATGAAATGGCTAGTACATACACAAATATAGGTATTGAGAAGCCAGGTACAGGCGAACAGGCTGGTACTTGGGGAACAACCACTAATACAAACTTTGATATCATTGACCGCCTCGGCGCCGTGGGTGACATTACTTTATCTGGCACGACACACACACTGACCGCGACAGACGGCTCAGCATCTGAGGCTCAGTACACTCTTCTGAACTTGGGTGGCACTCCTTCAGGCACCAACACTATTACCATTTCACCAAATGACCTCAAGAAGTTTTATGTTGTATATAACGGGTCAGGGCAGACCGCGACATTTACACAAGGCTCTGGTGCAAGCGTCAGTGTTGCTAACGGCGCGTCTAAGATTATCTTCTGTGACGGCGCGGGTGCTGGTGCGGCTGTAACAGATGCAACGAGCGTTCTTTCTGTTCCAACAGACTTGGTAAACGATACGACTCCGCAGTTGGGCGGCAATTTAGATGTTAACGGCAACGAGATTACTTCTGCATCTAGCGGGAACGTGGTCGTAAACCCTGACGGAACAGGCACAATTGAGCTTGAGGCCGCGACAAACATCACTGGAAATTTTGGAGTTACAGGGGTTTCTACTTTCACAGGAAATATTGTTCCTGAAGCAGACGGCACCAGAGACATTGGCACCACGACTGTTCGTTTTGCTAACGTGTTCGCGGACAACTTCACATCTGGTGATATGATTTTGGACAACACCGACAGACCGTTTACAAACAGCATTGATGGCACACAAGGTCGCTGGCGTATTCAGGAGGGCTCAGACAGCTTGTTTATTATTAACGAGGTTTCTGGAGATAAATACAGGTTTGTTTTAGAAAAGGTTTGATTTAGCTGGAGGGGCAAAGATGAATAACGTGAACATAGACCACTATATTGGTGTCTACGACAATGTTTTTGACGAAGAGTATTGCAACAGGGTTATAGACAGATTTGAGTCTATTAACAAAACAGGAGCTTTTTCTTCCGATGGCACGGAACAGTTTAAAGAAGGTTCTTTGGGAAGGCGAGACACAAGTGTTTTTTTTGAGCGAAATGCTCAAGACGTTAGTAATGAAATTCAACAAGCAGTAATGTCTTGTTTCGAGGAGTACAAGAAAACATATGTGGGGTTAAACGACATTCCTCTGGTGTCTTGGTGCTGTAAGGTTCAAAGAACGGGGCACTCTGGTGGGTACCATGTTTGGCATAACGAACATGGTGGGGATATAGGAGCAATGCGGAGAGCCGCAGTTTGGATTTTGTATTTAACAAGTCACGAAGGTTCTGGCGAGACAGAGTTTTTACAACAAGGAGTTAGGGTAGAGCCTAGAGCGGGTAGAGTAGTAATATGGCCCGCAAGCTTTACTCACCCTCACAGAGGCAATCCTGTTTACAACGAAACAAAGTATATTGCCACAGGTTGGTTTGAACATTATTATGATATTGTAAAGGCGTAGGTGAATAAAATGGCTCAGTATGCAATTATAGAAAACGGTGTTTGCTTAAACACTGTTGTTTGTGACCCAGATTCGGCGGATGCGGGATGGATTTTGCTTACTGACAACAATTCTGGTTTTGCGGGCCCTGGCGCCACTTACGACTCTTCTACGGATACTTTCACCGCAGCTGTGGTGTCTTACACCGCAGAAGAGTTAACAGAGATGTCCAAAGAGGCTCTTATGAGTAGTGACTGGACGCAACTACCTGACGTTGGTTTAACTGCCGATAGCGTTATAAATTGGCGTACATACAGGGCTACGCTTAGAGAAATAAAAGATGGCGATAAGGGTTGGTCTGATTGGCCTGAACAGCCTGAAAAGGAGTATGTGTAATGGCTTATATTATTGGAAATACAACAGTTATCGACAATAATGCTGCGTTGGGCGCTGTTGACGGCAATTCTGTTAATCTTGCGAACAACAACAATATTCCAGCAGGCGGAGCGTCTACAGGATTTTTCTCAAGCACTACAAACCAAGCTGTGGTTGGGAGTAGCCTAGCATTTATTATAGGCAGTGGCGGTGGGGGCGGTGGGGCTCGAAACACTCAAAACTTTCAGTCATACGCACCAGCAGGCGGGTCTGGCAGAACGGGTATAGCCGTAGCTGATGTATCTGCTGGAGGGAACGCTACTTACAATGTAGGCGCAGGCGGCAATGCGGGTCCAGCAAGCTACAATAATTCTGGCGGCACTGGTGGAACTAGCGGTATTTCTCATACGCAGACATTCAACTTTCCGGGAGGAAACGGGGGGGCTTGGTCGGGCAATCCTCAATCGACTGGTAGTACACCAGCACCCGGCTTTGCGGGCCCCGGATTATCTAATACTGGCACCAACTCAAACGTAATATATGACGGGTACGGTGCAGGCGGCAACGGCGGTAGATACTACGGTCAAAACAATCCCGGACAAAGTGGGTTTTTGTTTACCATTGGATAATGAAAAGCTCTCTTAAATCCCCAAAAATCGAC